CGCCCACTTGTCGGGCCTGTTGGCGTCGTTCCAAGTCGTCGAGGGTGGCCCGCACGACATCCGACAATGGCGTAATATCGTTGGCGTGTACCGTTGCGGCGGCTATGGCGGTTATTTCTGTTGTCGCCCAATCCAAAACGCCCGAGGGATCGGAGGCCGCCCGTACTGCGAGTTCATGGCCGAATAGACACAACCGGCGGCGGGTCTCCGTGTCTTTGAGCTGCCGGGCGTGGTCGAGGACATTTACCCCCGAGCCGACGGCCTGCGTGAGCTTTGCCAGGTAGGCCGCCGGGTTGCCTAACCCCTCAACGGTTTTACAGCGCTGCGTAAGCGTGTAGAGGTCGATTTTAACGCCTTCCGCGAGCATCGAGAGCATCATGCCGTAGATTTTGCCGTGTATCGGGGTCTGGAATGCCGAAATTTCGGCGATCTCTGCAACATCGGACAGTTGATCCGGTTCGAGAATCAATGCGCCCAAAACGGCCGTTTCGAGTTCGGGCGATTCCGGGAGCACTTCAACGGCCTCCGGACGGTTATAGGAAATTTGTTTTTCGCGTTTCATGGTTCGTCTGGTTTGGGGTTTGATCCGGCCGGCGCGTCCACGTTCGGACAGCTGCCCGCCAATCTTTCATCTTATTTCTACCGATCATCCAGCCTTTCGCCTCGTAGAAATCGATGAAGCGCTGGGCATCGACCGCATATCCCTTTTCGGAAATATAATCTTTAACCTCTTGGGGAGAGGGAGCAACAAACGCCGCGCGTTTGGCTGCGACTTTGCGCGGCTTGTCCGCGCTACTTGGGGCGACAGCGTCGGGACTTACCGCGGTCACAGGTTCCCCCTTAAAATCCCCTTTACTCTCTATATCTTTATCTTTATCTACATCCTTATCCTTATAAAGGTTAGGGTATTGGTTAGGTCTTTGGTTAGGTTGGATAGCTTTCCCACTTGGATTGTTCCGGCTTCCTTTGGGCGCTCCACCTTTTCGTCCATTCTCCACACAAGCATCGTATCGGTTATGCGCATTATCAATTACAGGCTTAATCGCAATAAATAGCGCTTTTGCAACCGCATTGCTATCCGGACCAGGCGCAATGCCTTCAAAGGCGTAATCGAATATCGTCTCCGATACGACCTTGTACAAGTCCGGCGGCAATTCGCGTAAAGACTCACGGAATGAACGGTAATAAACCATCGTATCGCGGCTCATCGTGTACCTCCTTTCCGGGCCTGCCTACGCTCCCATTTAACCCAATCCGCCTCAAGTTGAGGGTAGCAATAATCATAGAAAATGCGGGATAGTTCAGGCGGTAAATCCGGCAATGTACGATCAAGTCCATACATTACTATCGCATTCATAAACAGCTGGTATTCGTTGGGTAAAAGCCCCTCCATCGCAGCCCGAAAGGAACGGTAGAAAACAAAGCTATTACGCCTATTCATCGCGTACCTCCTTTCGCACAAAATACCGCTTGAATCGTCCGCCATGCTCCGCCTTTATCCACTCGTCAAAAATTGTTATGCCTTTGTGCCGTAAATCCCGAATAAGGGCCCGGGGATCGGACAACCTCAACGCCGCGGAAATATCCGCTACCGAATGGCGCCCACCCTGCAACAGGAAATTATACACCCGCCGTTGATGGTGACCAAACAAAATTTGCATATCATTCCCGGATTGCGTATATTTGCCGGTGCCGTTATTTGCCCCTGCGTACTCGCTTCGAGTGCCGGGGGCTTGCTCTTTCTGTTTCATAGCTCCGGGATTATTCGGCGATACGCAATGCGGCGGCGGTCCGCTTGTCCTCCGGACGCACGGTGCGCGATTCGATCCACGCAAGAAGTTCTTTTTTCGAAAACACCGTACGGCGTCCGAATTTCTTGTGCGGGATTGTGTTTTTGTAGACGAGGTTGTAGAGTGATGCCCGAGTGGTAGGGATGCCCTGCGCGATCAGAAACCGGGCGGCATCCTCGACGTTCATGCCGTCTGTTTCGACGGGCTCGTTCTTGCGCCGGAAGTCGGCGAGCTTGGGAAGGATCGTGTTTACTGCATCGCTGATGATGGATTGCAGTTGCGCAGGGGTGGTTACGATTATGGTATTATCCATAGTCTTTGAACTATTTATAGTTTAACAATGTCCGCTGATCGGGCGGATTGCTCAACGTTGATAGTGCAAAGGAGCAAACAAAAAGGATGTCGGACTAAACGTCGGACATCCTAAATTTTATTCTAATCCACCCGTTGGTTGAATTAAAATAAAGCATCTTTAACAAGACCAATTTTACGATGGTTACAGAAGTTGATGTATTGCAGCACGGTCATAGCAGCGATTTTTGCGGCAGTACGTGTAAACAGTCCGCCTGTCTGCTTTGCATAATTGCGTACCATCATGAATTGGTCGTTAAGTTGAGAGAAAACGGTTTCGATTCGCTTCCTGAAACGCCTGTAAGCCCACGAAGGATTTCTCCAATTCTTTTGGTTCAAGCGATACGGGACTTCAAGCTTGATATGAGCCGTTTCGAAAAGGTCTTGTTGCACCTCAGCACTTAAATACCCCTTATCTCCAAGCATAAGACAGTCGTGATAATCCCACTTTGCATCATCCAGATAATGTATATCATGAACATTTGCAGCCGTTATATCATAAGAGTGAATAACACCACTTATTCCACAGATAGCGTGGAGCTTATACCCATAGTAATACATTTGTTGGGAGGCGCAAAAGCCTTTGGAAGGTGCGCTTTGCGGATTATCATTTCCCATAACGCAACGCTTGGCTCGTGCCAGCTGGCATACTTTGACAGGCTTGGAGTCTATCACAAAGACATTTTCCCCACCGTCTATGCTCTTGGCAATATCCCTGCGGATGTCTTCTGCAAGACAAGCCGTGAGTTTGCGACGGACGTTGAACTGTCTTCTGGATATAAGGTTAGGGATATGTTCGGGAGATTCAGCCAATCTCTTAAAGAGGTTGTTCTCGCTGTCATAACCGAATGCTTCGGCTGTAAGAGAAAGAGCTATAACTTCCAAATCAGAAAAGGTGGGAATAACTCCACGGCGAGATACATTGCCATGTTCATTTACACGATTTCCTGCAAATTTCTTGCAGATGTCGTTGATTTTTGTGAATTTTTCGATGAAGTTGTGCATACGACGGTTTGAACTCAATAGTTTGGATGCTATTAAGTTACTAAAAACCAGAAATATGCACAACCTTTCATTTGTCATTTTACTAACTTTTTAATTCAACCAACGGGTTCTAATCCTATTTTTCTCAGCAATTCGGCGGCGGCCTCTTTCGCAGAATTATCGGGTTCTTTATAAGCTACGGTATCTTTGGGTTTGCTCTCTATATTTCCACCTGTAACCGCTTCGACAAAGGCCGCGAGAACTGTTTTATCCATAGATGATCGAAGTTTCAATTTATCTATCAACCCCCAAACTGCGGCGATTCGGTGAGTGCGAGGAATGGTTTTACTTTGTTTCTTACGTGGTTTACCCCCTTCTGAATAAAAATCATCAAACACAAAATACCTGTCTGGTACTTCCAATAACACCTGCTTGATTTTATCGTCTATTAGTAAAATATCCACGAGGTCAAAATCAATAGCAAGCATTTTTAATCCTGATATATACTCCCCTAATGCATCAAGCATACATGAAAAATCCGTATATTCTTCGTGAGGATATAATTTTTTCAATACATCGAACGCTTTACTACCAAATTCCGCATCTGCAAATTCTGTATATTGACACACCGGAGCAAAACGAATTGCGCGTGATAGTAATACATTTCTCCCCTTATCATCCAACGACATCATAGCAGTTTCTATATCGTCTAATTTGTCGTCGAAAAATTCAATATATGGGTCTTCGCATTTCTTATATTCTGCACATATAGCGGAGCAAATATGATTTAGGTTTTGCACACATTCTATCTCATCCAAATATTCAATTTTATCGGAATCTACGTCTACTTCACTATCACTTAAAGTCGTTCCATCAATACTCATAAGCGAATGCAAAACGCTGAATATGGAATCATATATTCCTAATTTATACAAGTTACTATATTTCATATGTATTAAAATTTCGTTAATAATTCCGCATTCTTCTGCCGTTCCTCCCTCTCGAAGCTGGCCAGGTAATTTTCGGTCGTTCTCAAATCTTGGTGTCCGAGACTTTCCGAGATATAGGCAATATTGGTTCCTGCCCGTTTCAACACCGTAGCGAACGAATGCCGAGCAGTATAGGTCGAAATATTGTCAATACCCAGCCTTTCGCCTATCTCTTTCATGCGACGATTGATCGCACGGGTGAAATACATCGTTTTATGCTTCCG